TGATATTTTATTTCCTTTTAGTTCTGTAATTAGCTGGTCGAATCTGCTCTTCGGTGAAGATTCTGAAGACGTATCCTCTGTTTTCGCAATAGTCATGTGCTGCTTCCCACTTTACTTGATTGATGATGTAGGTTTTTTGCTCTGTAAGAAGGGTTTTACCTTTAGATTTAGGTGGTAATGTTTGTCTTTTTGGTTTTACCTCGATAACCTCTTTAACTATCTTACCAGTTTTAGGATCTACTCTTTCACAATAAAAGTCAGGAAAGTATCTATGAACCTTACCGTCAAATGGGTTGCGATAAGGAATTACAATTTCTTCTGATGACCAACGCTTGACTTCTTTCCGCTTATCAAAGTAAATCATTACTTTTCTTTCCCACAAAGAACGGTATATTACACCCGTAGGATCACCAATATACTTCTTATAGTTGATTACCTTGTACTTTCCCTTGTAAGACTTCATAAATACATATATCAAACCATACGGTTATTTATGGCATCCGCAAGAGGAGTACAGAATTTCATGCAGGCTATTGGAAAGTCTGGTGGTATTTCTGCATCTAATTTATACCAATTCTCGTTTGCTAAGAAACCAAAGTTAGCAAAATTCTTTGAGGACAATCTTGGACAGGACTTCTTAAGGTTGACTGATAATGGTGATGAGTTGAATCTACAGTTGTTATGTAATGAGATACAGTTGCCAGGCGTAACTTATTCTGCATTTGATGTTAAGTCAGTTCATAAAGGTATTACACAAAAAATGGCAACTGCCAAAGTATACAACGAACTGGATTTAAGTTTCTTTATGGATGGAACATCACTACCATTAAAATTTTTTAGAGCATGGCAAGATTTTACACAAAATGGATCCGCTGCTAACCCTGAATTTTTCTATGACGATCAACCATATAAGAGAGCATTTGCATGTAACTACTATGAAGACTATGCATGTGACATGTTCATAAACAAGTTAGAGAAGTTTAAAGGATCATCACCTGAACAAAGAGATGAAAATGGAAATGTAAAGAAAGAAGATTATTTTAATCCATGGAATGCGAGACTCGTAAACGCATATCCATATACTGTAGCATCAATACCATACTCATCTGGAGCAGCTCAACTTGTTAAAGTGACAGTGGGATTCTACTATGAGTATAGTCACTTAATGCATTCTATGTGACCTACTATATAATATACTGAAATTATAAATTATGGCATTACCTGAAATTGCAACGCCAACCTATACGTTGACAATTCCTTCTACAAAGAAGAGAGTAAAGTATAGACCATTTATTGTCAAAGAGCAGAAATTATTGATCTTGGCAATGGAAAACGAGGATCAAGAGCAAATATTAGACGCTATCACGAATACTATAAAGGCATGTCTTATTACAAAGATAGATATGACAACTCTTGCTTTGTTTGATATTGAGTATTTGTTTCTGCAGATACGTGCTAGATCAATTAGTGAAGAGATTGAGATGAGAGTCACATGTGCTGATGATAAAGAAACAACTGTAGATGTAAAATTTATGGTAGATGATGTCAAAGTCAATTTTCCAAAAGGTCACACTAATATTATAGAGTTAGATAATGATCTAACTATTGAAATGCAATACCCTGATTTAGATTATTTTGCTAAAATTAATTTTATGGATGAAAAGGTCGATGAATACGAACTTGTGGCTAAATGCATCAAAAGAGTTTATGTTGGTGAGGATGACTTTACTTCTGACTCTCTCGATGAGTCAAAGGCATGGGTTGAGGGACTAACTAACAATCAATTTGAAAAAATACAATCGTTTTTTGAGACAATGCCAACTCTTAGACATGTATTAAAGGTAAAAAATCCTAAAACTAAAGTTGTTAACGAGGTTGTATTAGAAGGATTATCTGATTTTTTCGTATAGCCCTCTTTCACGAGGGCATCATGACCTTCTATCAAACTAATTTTTCTCTGGTACAACACCATAAATATAGCTTGACAGATATTGAAAATATGATGCCTTGGGAACGTGAGGTATATGTAAATATGCTTGCACAACACCTACAAAAGGAACGAGACCGTATCGCTGAGGAAAACCGACGCTAATGAAAGAAGGAGCAATCGCTAATTTTTTAAAAAACTCTATGCAAGAATTGTTTGCAGGGGTTAGTGGTGCTGTTCGTCCACAAAGCAATTACGTACCTGCTATTGTACCAGTTCCCGTTAGTGATGCTAACAATCAGTTTGCGAGTGGCACAGAGACATATAAAGCAGCAGATGATATAAAGAAGAAAGAAACAAAAGAAACTATAGAAGTAGAAACTATAGAGAAGGTAATACCAAAAGTAGCACAGCAAAAGAATTTACCATATAAAGTAGAAGTAGAATTAGCAGAGGGTGGTCTCGTAAAACGCCCAACTATTGCAAAGGTTGGCGAAAAGGAACCTGAGATAGTAACTCCTGTCAAGAATTATGGAGAAGCAGTAAACGAAATTTATAAAGAAGGTGCAGCAGTTCTTATTAGTTCTTCTATAGGATTCTTAAAACAACTACCCGCATCTCCTGCCAGAGGTGGTGTCATGGCAGAGGCACAAAAGTTAAAAGCAATATTTGGTATATCGGATACAGCAAAACCCGCTAAGAAAATTGGATTAAAATCAACACTAAATTGGTGGGGTGGACAGAAGATGATAGGTGGCGGTGCAATGTCACCAAAAGAAGAGAAAAAAGCACAACAAGATCCAACAAAAGGATCGGGTAATCCACTTAATTTTTTAAGTAAACTAAGCAAACTTAAAAATCTTAAACTAGGTAAGAGATTAAAATTCCTAAAGAAAACAAAAGTAGGAAAGAAAATTAGAAACGTTCTTGCTGTTGGTAAGAAAGGAATGAAGAGTGCCAGTAAGGTTGCTAAGTCTGGTACAAAACTAGTCAAGGGTGCAAGTAAAGCGGGAACAGCATTATTAAAGAAAGGTGCTAAGAAAGTTGCTGCAAAGGTAGGTGGGAAAGCAATAGCAAAGGTAGGTGCAAAGGCACTAGGTAAAGGACTGTTGAAGAAAATACCATTTGTAGGTCTAGGTGCAGGACTATTATTTGCAGGACAACGATTGATGTCAGGTGATCTTAAAGGTGCAATGCTAGAAGCAGCATCTGGTATTGCAGGTACAATACCTGGCGTTGGAACTGCTATATCTGTAGGTTTAGATGCCACACTTGCTGCTAAAGACATGGGCGTATTGCCAGGTCAAAAGGAAGCAGAACAGCAACAAAGTGGTGTAGAAGCACCTGATCCTACTAAAGACATGTATAGTAGACCAATTATATTGAATCCATCTACTCAAAAAGCGTGGGAAAAAGCAGTAAATGCTGCTGCTAAAGATGGTATCAACTTACCTATGAGTGTAACATCATCATATAGAAGTCCCGAACAACAACAAGCATTAATAGACGCAGCTGAAGCGGGCGATGAAAACGCCATAAATCCTGCACCTGTAGGACAGTCACCACATGGTCAAGGTTGGGCAATTGATATTGACTACTATTCAAAAGCAAACCAGTGGATGAGAGACAATGGTAAGAAGTATGGTTTCCAATGGCAGGGTGAAGGAGATCCAGTTCACTTTGATTACTATAACAACGAACCTAACGATAAATGGTTACAACCTGGCAAAAATAAGTGGATTCCTAATCTTGATGATCCAGTAGGATCACCATCATCAGGTTCTACTTCTCCCGCACAAGGTGGTGGAGGTGGATCTTCTATTACAGCACCTGGCACAGGTGTCTCAAAACAAATGTTAAATAATGAACCAGTAACACAAGGAACAGGTGGAGGTGAAGGAACTCCTAACGTAATTCCTATACCTGGCAAACCTAAAATTGTATATGTACCATCACCGCAGAATCCTGCATTGGTGGCAAAGGCAACTAAAAAGGTTGACTTAAAAACAGTTATTGATCCTATGGGCAAAGGAGTAGTAAGAACTTAAATGAAATTACCTGGCGATTCCGATAAACAAGATAAGGGCGTATCACATGAGATGATGCAGAGATCTCTGCAGTCACAACGTCGTGTGGTAAAACGTGTTGGATTGTTAGAAGATAAGGTTGAAGCACTAGAGTCAGCTGAGGTTCAACCTGGACTTCCACTAGGTGAGATAGCAGATGGTGCTAAGAAAATTGCTACAAAGGTAGGAGATAAAGCTAAGGATGTAGGCAGTTCTATAGGCAAGAACGCACAGTTATTGGGTGATAAAGCAGGTAAGGCTGCACAGTCAGCTGGAGAGAAACTTGGTCAGGCAAAGGATGCTGTAGGTGATAAGTTTGGAGAAGCAACTGATAAACTAACAGACGTAGGTAAAGGCATACGCAATTTCATAAAAGATAAAACAAAACTTGCTAAGTCTCTTGGAAAAGATAAACCCAAATCACCGATTGGTGATAAACCAGAAGGAGAAACAGTCAGTGGTACAAGCACAGTAAAACCTCCTACACCTACATCACAACCACTAGACCCACTAATTCCAGATCCAGTCGCAGCACAGGGTAAAGACAAAGATGGTAACACCATATATGATAAGAACGAGAGAGTAAGAAAGTTCTTTGAATCACAAGGTAAAGAAGTTCCTGCAAAATATGCTAAACCTAGCGACTCACCTAAAGTAGAATCATTAGAGAATGTGGGAGCAAGTGAGGATGATGCTACAGATAAGGTAAAGAAAGATCTTAGTGATGAATTTGAAGTAGATGAGAAGATGAAGAAAGCATTTAGCGATGCATTGGCACTGCCCGCTAAATCTGCTGCTGTTGCAATGACAGATTTATTAGAGAAGATTCCTGCACCAAGTAAGGAATCATCTAAGATATTGAATAGAAATATTAGTAAGTTAGCAGCTGCATTTAATTTAGGTGCTGCTAGTTCTGAAGTTGCGAATGATGAAGAAGATAATGATAGCGAGGAAAGTGGAGAAAAGAAACCAAGATGGCAAGTAATGCTAGGTAATTTGATAGGAAAGGCATTTAAGAGTAATAATACAGAAGCTGAAGGTGGTGGCGGTGGTCAACTTGCACTACCAGCTGGTCAAGCAGGAGATCCTTCATATGGAAGACGTGCACCATTCACAGGAACTGCTGATGGTATAGGACTTGGTGATCCTAAAACAGGTGAGAGATCAATGCAACCTATTAAGAAACGTAAATCTCTTGCTAGGAAACTATTTAATTTGACACCTATGGGTATGGCATTTAATGCAGGTACCAAAATATTCCAAGGTGCAAAGGGATTAGCTGGTAAAGCATCTGGTATGAAATCTGGTTTGAAAGGTATAGCTGGCAAAGCATTTAGTATGACACCTATGGGTATGGGTTTAAAACTTGGTATGAAAGCATTTGGTGGCATCAAGAATATATTCGCACCAAATAGTGAACAGACAGTCAATTTAACAGAACTGACTGATAAAACTATACAAGAAAACAGAGAATCTGCAGATTCTAAGACAGAAAAACAAGTTGCACTTGCAGCAGGAGTAACAGTTGGAGAGGATACTCCTCCTCCCTCCCCTTCTCCACAAGAAGGTAGTGAACTTGCACAACCTGAGATTTTTGATTCTCCCTACCTTGACGTATACAATACAACATCACAATTCTAATGTCAGTAAATCAGAAATCAAATTTTAATATAGTTGGATTCTTCATTGCTGACTACCCTCCTGTAAGTACCAATCAGGTGTTGTATGTCAATTATATTGAGGATATAAGATCTGCTACCATGCTTATGGACGTACAGATAACAGATACTGAGAGTGGTTTCTTATCACAACTAACAGGTATGGAGAACGTATTCTTAGTAGTTGATGATAGTGAAGGAAAAACACAATTAGGTGGAGATTTTGTTATTTACGATATACAAGATAGGAAAAATATAGGTGGAAAGTCATCAGCAGTGTTGAGATTATGTAAAACAGATTTTTTAAATAACGCTGCTAATAAAATATCACGTAGATTTGGTAAAGGTGGTGGTAATAAAATAGATAGGATCGTTAAGAAAGAGATCTTACAAGATCTCATGGGTATTGATCCAAATAGACTTGTAGATTTTGAACCAACTTTAAATAAGTATTCCTTTATATCTCCATATTGGAATCCATTTACAGCAATAAGGTGGTTAGCTGCAAAAGCAATACCCGCAAGGGGTAGTGGATTTTCTGCAACTGCAGGATACTGTTTCTACGAAACAAGGTCTGGATATCATTTTGTTTCATATGATTCTTTCGCCAAAAAAGAACCTGTTACTAGAATTGTTGCAGGACATGAGGGAGCAGAGTTAGAAGAGGAAGATGATAAAGGTATTATATCAGTATCAAAAGTAACTGTAGAATCGTCATGTGATTTATTAGCGGGTATGAATATGGGTTCTTATTTAAGTAACACTATGACATTAGATTTAAGAGACATGAAATATCAAGAATATCCTTTCAACATCAATAAATATTATAGGAGTGTTCCATTGATGAACTCTCGTAGAACACCAGAATTCTATAAAGGATTTGATAAGAGTACCACATATACAAGGATTATGTCTAAAATATCTGACTCTGCATTATTTACTAGAGGAATATACACAAGAGATTTTACAAAACAACTCTCACAATCCTCATTAAGGGAAAAATTATTTTACAATAAAAAATGCACTATAGAATTAGTATCAGATTATTCATTGGAAATTGGTGAGGTTGTACAATTAGACATATACAAAGGTGGTAGAGATAGAGAACAGGACTATGCTAACTCTGGTAAATGGGTTATAGGCAAAGTCGAAAGAACATATAAAAACAGTGAAGATAAGATGACTACCAAACTTACATTATTTACTGACTCGGACGGTGAAGAAGCATGATGAACGAAAATATTGCTAATTTTATAGGTAGAGAAGGGTTCAACTGGTGGATTGGACAAGTAGAAAATGATGGTAGAAGATTTTGGAACGCATCATCACGACTTGGACTAGGTGGTTGGGATTATAGTGACTGGGATTGGACTAATAAAGTAAAGGTTAGAATTGTAGGATATCACAATCCAAATAGAAAAGAACTGCCTACAACAGATTTGCCATGGGCACAGGTATTGATGCCACCAATATATTCCATGAGATCAGGTATGGGATCTATACATCAATTGCAGATCAACAGTTGGGTTATTGGATTCTTTATGGATGGCACATCTGCACAAATCCCTGTTGTTATGGGAACTCTTGCTGATGAAAATCCTGGCGGAGGTTATGGTGTAGAAGGTGGTAAAGAAGAAGGATTCGCACAATTAGTATCACCTGACTATGAGTATCCAGATCATAGTGACGATGGTAGTATATCGCCAAATACAGGCAGTACAATCGAGACTAATGAAGAAACTGGTGTAGATGAAGCACCAAAAAATAATGATGGACATACGCATAATTCTACTGATGATAAGAATGAACGTGGTCCTGCAAAATTGGAGAGCGAGAAACAGGCATTAGCAACTGAAAAACAAAAGGTCACAGTTCAAGTTGGTAATGGTAAGTGTGGATCAGAGACTGCTACAAAATTAGAAGGTCCTCTTGCTGAGTTTATGAAGTTTGCTCGTGGCGTAGAAAAGAATGATATAGATCAATTTATTAATAAGTTAGATGGTTCTGTTGTTGACATGGACTATGAGATAAACATCATGTCACAACGCATACAAAAGAAACTTACAGGACTGACTGCAAATATCAAGGGCGTGGTCATGGAAGAGACTAATAAACTTGTGCAAGATGGTCTAGATCAACTTAGTATTCCAAATCCAGAGTTAGATACTGCAGTCAGAACGCAACTTAAGGATGTTGGCGATCTTGTATCATGTCTATTCAAACAATTATTAGGGGAACTTGGTGATTTTATCAAAGGTATGTTAAAAGACTTGGTAGAGAATGTATTAGACACTGCACTATGCTTGGTTCAAAATTTACTTGGTGAGATTATGAAGAAGTTGATGGATAGTATACAAGGTGCATTGGGTATATTGAAAGGTGTCACTGGTGCTATCAAAGGTGCAGCACAAAAAATACAGAATCTACTTAATAAGGTAGGAGATTTTATAGATTTATTCTGTGATGGTGCTTTGTCATGTGCTATTGGTGCTTCTGTGTTTGAGACTGGTATCGGTGCAAAGGCAAAAGGAAATGATGCAACACAGAAACAAATAGATCAATATAAAGTCAAACCTCCTAATTCAGTATCAGTTGTTGGTAATGGTAAACCCAAGAATGGATTTGTACCAGTGGTTGATCGCAATGGAATTAAGAAAGTATTTAACACTAAGAATGGTTCATTATCAGATCTTAGCAGTTCAATTGGAGTATCATCTGGATTATCAGAAAATTCATTTGATACACGAGGACCTCTTGAGAAATTTGAGGGCATTAACTTCTATGACTCAAGTGGTAATATAGCAAGTTCAGCAGTTAACTGTTCTAGTGCTAACCTTAACAAGAAACCATGCTTCCCAGAAATGGTATGGGATAACTTGAAGTCAACAAGTCCAGTTAAAGCATTACCTATTATAGATGACATAGGACAAATACTTGGCGTATTCATGCAAAAGAAAGGATCTGGTGTTGGATTAGAAGCACAGATCAAAGCACAGTTTACATGCAATGAACCAGAAGGCGGTGGTGCTAAATTTAAACCAAATATCGTAAATGGTAAGGTTGAGTCTGTTGATGTTATCAATCCTGGCATAGGATATGGATTTGATCCTGCTGATACTTTCTGCCCTAAAGAACAGTATGCAGTCACAGTGCCAAAGGTAGGATTGCAGCAGTTTGTTAATGATGGAGAGTATCTAGAACAAGTTACCGAAGGAAACCCTGATGTGTTACAAGTAGTAGATACAGACTATTCTGAAGATGATATGTTGATAGCAACTATAGACCCATCATTCAATTCAAATTTCGTTGCAGGACTGCAGTTAAAAACTAAATCAGGGCATGAGTTTACATTGAATTTCAATAGCAAGTTCCCAACTTTAGTGATACCTCAAGATGCAAAAGCATTGTATTCAAGGTGTGGTGATATCATACCCAAGTTAGATAATGTAAATATTACAAACGTGGGAACTAATTATAAAGATCCAATCATCACTATTGGTGTTGGTGATAAACAGCAACAGATTGGAACAGCAACCACAGATAAAGATGGAAGATTGATTAATATAACTATAGATACGCCAGTATTAGGTTTTGTAAAACCAGTTGTAGAGGATAGAGGCACATCAACAACTGGGGGAACTGGAACTGGTGCGAGATTAAGCACATCTTACATTTACACAAGTCCTAGAGAAATCAAAGAGACTAACGTGTTACCATTAACACAATATATTGACTGTGTGGGTCATCCTATGATAAAATCTACGAAAGAGGATGAAGATACATCATTGCAAGATACTGGATTTAATTTAGTAGACGGTCAAGATACCTCTACAACAACTGATAGCACAACAACTAACACTGTGTCTACACCAACTGTTACTGATCCTGTGTCAACTCCAGTAAATCAGGACAATACACAACAGACTACACAACAGACTACACAGCAAACCACACAACAAACTCAGCAGACTGATAACAATCAGCAGCAGAATCAACAGCAAGGTGGTTACGGAGGTTACTAATGTCTATTAATCCATTTTTAGGCGGGACTATTGTTAATAATCTCCTACCTAAGTTAAGAATAAGATATCCAAAGAACTGGGTACAGTCTACATCTATAGGTCATATGTTCGAGATGAACAGCACCAGAGATGGAGAATATATACGTTTGCTAAATGCAAATGGCAATTTCCTGAACCTAGATCAGGATCAAAACAATAATCTAGTATCGTATAATGATACATATATTCTATCAGACCATAATCTTGTTATAAAAGTTGGTAAGGATGTAAATTCTGACCGAATGGCACTACATGTTATTGGAGACGTAAACATATATGTTGAGGGTAATATGCATAGTGAGGTCGAAGGTGACCGTTTTGATAGAGTGAATGGTAACTACCAGATGCAAGTCGGTGGTGTATGCACTATTCAGTCAGATGAAAACTTAGCAATACAAGCTAAGAATGAAATGAAGTTAGAATCCAATGCCTACACAAACAAGACAACGTTCTTGGAAAATGATTTGAGTGAAGGCGGTTCTGTTAAAGAGAACGTAAAGGGTAATTATGAAGTCAAAATACTAAAAGAGTCATCTACATTTTCTATCAATAGTGATGGAGATGTTCGTACTAGAGCAGCAGGATGCAGGTACGAAAAAGTAGACGGAAACTTACTAACACAAGTTGGTGGTAAAGTCTTTACTAAGGTAGATGGTGGATCTAAATCATGTATAAACGGAGGTGCATTCGATGGAATGATCTCTTCACCTGATAGTAATGCATATAAATTAGATGTTACTGGAAACATCAAGGGAGACGCCACAGGCAACATCGACGTTGACGCGGGTGGTAACATTGATCTTGATGCATCTGCAATATACTTGAATTGATAGTAGAGTTCACAGAGTAAAATGACACAACATCACATGTCAGTAAGTAAGCAGGAAGCAGAATTTTTAAAGTGTATTCTTGCAAAACATTTAGACGATTTCGTCGAA